TTCGATTATAGAAGCCTTCACGGCTTCGATCTGCTCTTTGACCTTCTGCTCCGGCTCCCAATTCGCCATTTCCTCGACCTTCGCAATAGCTTCACGCGACTTTACAGGATCGAGGCCCTCGAACACCTTTAGCTGCTCTACTGCCTTGCGATTGTTTTCCCGCTCTTTCGAGAGTGCCGATTGCAGCTTTGTAACCTCCGCCAGCTCAAGCCCGTCCACGGACGTCACGTCCAGAACGTACTTGCCATCGTCACGCTGCTTGTACTCTTTTTTGATTTCCTCAGAAATCCCGTCCAGATTGTCCAATAGTGCCTTGAGTGCCATAACACAAAACTCCTTCGGCTTCACGCCTTTTAATGAGCTTCACGCTCATCGGGCTTCACGCCCTGGTAACTATTTATTTGCAGCGGGCAACGAGCCCGCCTTAATCGCTTTTGCGGGCAATAAAAAAAGACGGCTGCACAGGAGGTAATAGGCTCCTATACAGCCGTCATCTTCATTCTTGCGTTTCACCTAAGCTGGCCGGCCTCGGCGAAAACCCGCACATCTTATTCAATTGTCTTTACCCTGCTAACTTTTCAAGTTCCTTTAACGTCAACGGCCTATTTCTTCGGTCGATGAACTCATTTAGCTTTAATTGGTCGGACCTGAATAGTTGAGCCCTCTTGATTCCCAGGGCTTCATTTTGAACATCTGCCGTCTGTTTTTTCAGCCATTCGTTATATGTCTGCGTCGCCGGAACCTGCCCGTTCATCGAAGCCCTTGTGCCGGCTTCAAGCTCTTTTGCATCAATGCCAAGCTCCTTCCATGACTTCAAAACCGGAGCGTCAGAGCAACGGCAGCCGTGGTGAAACGGGGGCCTCCGACCTTCCCCGATCTCGAATACCTTACCATCGAGATTCATGCACTCCATACAGGTCCGCGTGTCCAATGTCGCTATTATCTGCACGCCCTTAACCACATCGGTATTGGCTGCATACGTTTCGTCCCTGGCTGTGTGAGCCACGTTGCTGACGGACGTTCTGACTATCGCATTAAGACTATGCCTCGGCGCATTGAGAATCCCATCGGTATATTGAGCCGCCCGCGTCCCCTTGATTCTCCTTACAATATCCGCTATCCCTTCACCCTCAATCATGCCGTTTTGTATCGCCCTGTTGACGCTGAACGCAGTATCCCTCGAAAGCTTATCAAACCAATCTTTAACAAAAGCCCCCTCCATCGGCTGATGCGTCACCAATGCTTTCAGAATATTTGCGCTCGGGGCCACGAAATCGACAGCTATAGGCGTTATGTTCTCAAGCGTCTTAATCAGCCAGGCGGATTCGACCTTCGCATAGTCCCTCAACTGATCGTACAGCTTCGCTTCCATCACCTTGTATTCTTCCCTTATCAGATCGCCGTTGTCCTTGAAAAGAATCTGCATTTTCTTCGACTTCAAAGTTATCCGCTCCAGGCTTTTCTCAATCTTGGTGATAAGCTCGGGCGCCAGCGTCCGGTTAAACTCGGTCAGAATCTCATTGACCACCTGCGTCTTGTACCGCTCCAGATACAGGGCGTGACGTATCGCTCTGTCGGCGATTAGCTCGTTGACCGACTCCGGAAGCTCTTTGAATTTGCTGTCACCTATGGGCATTGGTTATTTAGCTTTTTCGTAGGTTGCCTCAAATATATCTGGCTTGCAGGGATAAAACTCGCCTTTAACGCCTTTTATTATCCAATCTTCAACACATACGATGTGGCCGCCTTCAAGAGTTTTTATCCATCCGTGATATCGCATTTCCATTCCGCAATGCTTACATTTTTTATCCTGTGGATAACCATCATATTTGACGACCACGTCAAACCCAGACGAAGGACCTACTTGGCCAAACCACCGTTCAGCATCAATCACTACCGGCTTCTTTCTGTATCTTGCCATTATTCACCTACTCTTTTTATGATTTGCGTTTATCAGGAATTTCTCGGTTTACCAATAGGCCCCTTACGGTTGCCTCTTCCGAGCCCTTGACCCTTACCCTTGCTCCTTATCTTGCCGCCTGGACATTTTACTTTTGCCATAACAAATCTCCTTTGAATTTAATGTCACTGATAGGCATTTACGATTCCTCTACACCCACTCCAACCATCCCCAAAGCCGGACCTTCCGCCTCGATCTCGGAAATTTCCTCATCAATATCAAGAGTCTCGGAAAGCAACGAACGCCTCTTTACTTCTCTCAGGAACGTTCGTCTCGAAAGCTCGCCGGCCTGCCTGATCTTAATAAGCTCCGCCACATCCTGCATTGCCCTGACCCATATAGCGAAGTCATTGAACACATCGACCTTGTAATCTTCCGGCAGGGTCGCATTTATCCATTCGGCCGCCAAAGCATAAGCTCGATATATTAGCAGCTCCAGCGACATTACCCACGCCTGTATATCACAGTTGGCGCGAGACTCATCTATCCCCTGGCCCGTTGCCGTCTGATTGCCTACGTTCCTAAGAAACGGCTGCAAGCCGAGCATGACCATGCGCTCTTCAAGTTTCTCTATGTCCTTCAGGCCCGCCTCGATAGCCTTGCCTGTATGTTCGACGAACTTTGCATCAGTTTCCGAACTCGTCGTGCTGATAATCTGAGTAGGTCCGAGGGCAATATTCTTTGCCTCTTCTTCACTGAATCCCTTAACAAACAAAGTGGCCGTTCTCGCCATGTGCAGGATGTTCCTCTGGTCGCTGTCGCTTCTATAGTGCGTCAGGTTTGTCTCTGCAAGCTCCTTTAACGGCGTGTCCGCCGTCATAAAACCAGTCATATTTGAATAGCCGGTGACAAGCGGTATCTTTCCCAGGCTGTTCTCGCCTTCTTCGAGAAGTGAATATTCATCTTTCTTCGTTTCAACCCAAAGCTGCCAAGTAGCCGGCTCTATGACGCGAATATAATTGACCTGCTTTTCACCCCAAACTCCATCCGGCTCAATGTGACTCTCGGCAATCCGTATTCTCGACAAAGTCGGCATCCCGCTTGCATCCTGAACGGTTTGCCATCCTATCAACTGGCTCGGCTTGACGTGAATGAACCTGGGTCTGTGTCCAGCCTCTCGCTCCTGCTTCCGGTTCGGCTTCTCGCCGTTTTCGCTTATTGTTTTAGGATAATCGACCAGGATATGACCGATGCCTCGATTGATGAATTCCCAAAAAACTTCTCTCGCAAGCTGCGATATATTTTTGCCCTGTCCGTCCACATTATCCTGTATCTCATCGAGCGGCGCCGGCAGATTTCCCTGAAAGCTTATAGGCTTGCTGAAAGGCTTGCTGCAAATACTTTTGGCTGTATCGGCATAAGCGCCGAACAGGGACGAATTATTTAATCTTGCCGCGTAATGTTTTAGATCTTCCTTGTCGAATTGCGGCAGGTACGTTGCGCCCCTCGCCTTCATCGCATCTGTGCCGCCGAGCAAATCGTCTATCAAGGTCCACTGATAAGCCATAGCATTATATGAGCTGCATGGGGTGTTGACTTTTGCTTCCTGATTTTCAGCCATAATATTCTCTCATACAAAAAGTTTGGTTGCTTCCATATCATTTCTGACCGGCATTATAATCCCGCTGCCCAACAAAAGCCCAAACCCAAACTGCTCCTTCTGAATCTGCTTCGCCATCAGATCTGCTTTTATTGCGTTTAGCATATAATTGCTACCCTGTGCCGACAGAATTTCAATTTGCCTCTTGATTTTGTTCTGTCCCATTATCCTTATACCTTGCCTGAAAATTTAATAATCATTCCAGCGAAAGTCAGGGCGCTTCCCGTCAAGCCGCTCATAATCATAAGCACAACCGTAACCCATAACGGCAAAAGTTTGGGCAGTACCTCTTCAATTTTATTTATATGACCCCACTGCTCTTCATCGCTTTTTTTAAGATTTTCAATCGCTTCATCAAATCCGCTGTGTGATTCACATTTTTCCATTTATCAATCCTTCCTTTATTAACTTGCCTGCCTTACAGTCACCACATGGCGTTTATCAAGCACTCGATACCTGACTTCGTCGGCTATATGGTCCTCGGCTTCCGTATCGACATCGTCCGCCTGCCTTTTGTCCCTCGGCAGCACCGGGACAGTCCTGATAAACTGCCGGCATGTATCGAAGGTGTAAAGTCCCGGACCTTCCTTGTTGATAGAGTTTTTAAGCCGCTCTCTTAATAGCTCCCATCCATTTATCCTGCTTCCGGATTTCATGTTTGCCCTGTTCCACCTGACCCCGATTTTTTCCATGTCGCCGGCAATGCTATTGCCGTTGTCGATTGTGAATATCGACGAGTCGGCCGGGCCCGGATTAACCGCCCTGCAGAGTTCCCTTTGAAATTTCAGAATCCTTCTCGCCACCTCTACCGCCAGCTCCCTTGTCCCTTCGTTCGGCTTGCCCGTCCATCCGTAAATTTCAGCTATGCGATACAGATCCCCCCTCTGCGTAGCCCTGAAAGATCCGTCCGGCATCTTGACATCGCATCCGTCCGATTCCGCCCAGAAGCCCACCGAGTACGGCTTGCTGCTGCCCCAGTCGAATGAACGGTCAATTCGCCAACTTTGCGGTATCTCGAATGGAGCTAAAACATGAACCTGCGGATCCCACACATCGTCGAACATTCCGCCGGCGACGATGTCCCAATCGCCTTCCAGCCAGGCTTTGCGTCTAGCTCCGGTCTGCGATCTCAGCATTTGCAAATAGGCCGGATCGTTTTTGAGCAATATAAGATTTTCCCAGATCGACCCGTGAATAGTCATCCGCTCCAGGTCAACTTCATCAGTTACAATAACGCCACGCGGTGCCGGATCTATGAACCTGGCCTTGGCCCAGTTATGACCTACGCCATAGGGATTGCATGTACCCCTTAAATGCCTCGGCATACCAGGAACAGAAGAACGGCAGCAAGTTCTCATTGCTATATAAAACTCATCGTCCGGCCACAAAGTAAGCTCGTCAAATCCAAGCCACGGGAACTCATGACCGTGATAATTCCAGTAATCGTCCATGTTCTTGCCGTACCGAAACAGCAATTCCTCTCCATCCGGGAACACCCACCTGTGATCGCCCTTGTTGTAAATGGCATTAGGGAATATCCGGTGAAAGTATTTTTTTGATTTGACTATAACCTCATCCAGGTCCGGATACTGCTTTCTGAACAGAATGCCCCGCCAGGCCGGGCCGAACCCCTTGCCGACAAACTGAGCAAAATCCATCAAAAGAGAATCCGTCTTGCCAGGTCCTCGCGTGCCTTCGTAGCAAGTCTCAAAAATTGGGCAGCCA